TTGTTGTACACCGGGTAAAAATTGTCATGGTACAACGGCTGATGGCCGGTACCTGTCTGATCAGGATCGAAGATCGAGTTGGCTCGAAACGTGTTGTAATTGACAGCACCAGAGGTCGATGTCAATTGCAGTGCTTGGCAGTAACGCATCTTGGTTGTCAACGATTTGGGGTACCCCCAAACTTGAGGGCCCAAGCCTGGCATCATGTTGGTCTCGACGCCATCTTGTCCAGTGTCCTTCTTGGACGACTTCGTCATCACTACGTCACCCATGCTGGCAAGATGTTGTGGTCGAGATGAGTTGAGCTTGCGACGCTTGTAGCCAAATGCTGGTTCCACGTGAATGAACGTGCGGCCGTAAAACCAAGGCTCACGCGGATGATGAACGGCTCGCTTCGGAGCCTTCTGCTTACTGCGCATCCAAAGATGCAATGACCATCACTCTCTGGTGTAACCCTAAGGGCCAGAGAGAATCGACGGACCTTAACACTCCACATACTATGGTGGTGGGGCGGCTACGCCGCCCGACCCGAAGGGTCGGCCCACCACCATAGTATGTGGAGTGTTAAGGTCCGTCGATTCTCTCTGGCCCTTAGGGTTACATTGTTGAAGATGAAGTGGACCACACAGTGGCCAGAACCTCCAAGAGATTACGAAGAGCGCGACAATTGGCGCATTTACATTCTCCTCGCAGAGGGAATGGAATGGACCCCATGGGAACATTGGGTGCAAGTCTGGTTGAAGAAGTACAATTACGAAGGCTTGCCTTACGTGGCACACGAATGGTTACGACTTGCATGTGTCATGAAAGATCCAGCTAGGTCTGCTCATTAACATCTTGATCTTCCAATGACATGAGCATCCCTTCGATCTTTTCCAGTGTCTTGTGTTTCTTCAACAAATCAGTGTATGCACTAAATCGACGACGCATCGCATCATAGCCCCATTTCTTCAAAATGGCATCGATCTTAATCGCCCACTCGACGGTGAGCGGATCCATTGGCAAGGTTCCGTGCTCGAATCGGAGAGGGGGCTCTCCGGGAACCTTGAACGTTGGCTTCGCGTGGTGGACAATCCATCCAGCGTAAGAGAACTTGGCGTTACGGGGCGCAGCATACTCATCTCCATGTTTGCGCGCACCGCGGCACATGACGAGCACATCCCTGCGAACCTTGGGTTCCAGCAACACGAGACACACGTGCACGTGTTTTCCAGTTGAAGCATATTGGTTCTTTCCTCCGTTCCACGGACTGATCTGGTCCTTGGTTGCGCAGCCTTGTGTCGGCTGGATATCAGGGCGTTCCACACCTGAGCAAGCCATGTACATAACGTCATTCTTGGCGTTCTTCAAGTTGTTGACGATCTCCTCGACTGGTAGTTCGTCACTGACGTCAAATCGTAGATCCCACTCCGTGGCCAAGCGCACTTGTCGTTGCTTGTACGTAGCAGTCTTCCTGAACATGAAGTTCTTCGCGTAAGGACGCATGTTGCTTGTGCTTGAGTTGGTAGAATGCCGAATGACAATGAGGAACGAACGAATGTGAGAACAAACGCATTAACCTTGTTAATGAGGTGAGAATATTGTTCTTGTACGGAGATCTGATCCATGGAAGAAATCCATGGAAGGATCAGTTCTGAGCCTGGTTGATCAGATTGAAGTACTGTACTGTGTACTCGATCTCTACGAAGAGTACCACAGTAGAAGTACCTCCAGATTGATCGGCAACCCATGGTTGCCAGTACCATTGTTGTGAAGGGTTCGCATTCACAACGGAAGAGACCACGTCATCGGTACCTGGTCGACCAAGCGTGGTCTCTGGAGAGTATTGTTCAGACAGCGTAATGACGCCGTCTGTGCCCGTACGGGCATTCAACACAGCAAACGTAGAATCGTTGGCTTCCCAACGAGTCTCTGGCGTTGCACTGTACGATGATGTTGCATTGGTACCGTTGATACCAACGTACCAAGGACCATTGTACGAGCCACGTGTGGCATCGGACGCATCCGCCAACGGCGTATACGTAACCTTGATCCGTGATCCGAGAACCCGGTAGTTGTTGTACACCGGGTAAAAATTGTCATGGTACAACGGCTGATGGCCGGTACCTGTCTGATCAGGATCGAAGATCGAGTTGGCTCGAAACGTGTTGTAATTGACAGCACCAGAGGTCGATGTC